TACTATATGCGGCAGCGCATATCCTGAAGAATGCAACGGTTGGCTACAATATGCCGAAGTCGATTGATGAAGGGATGGCGAAGTCAATAGTGCTGCAGTTTGTTCAGGACTTGTTGCAGAAGGATCAGTTTGAAGCAGCAGCGACGATCTTGTGGGGAAGTGTGGTTTACGATTGGCGTCCGCAATCAGCGAAGGATACTTGGCGCTGCTTGTTTGAGCATGACAAGCTGTTGATTCAGGGAGCAGGCGCGATGGGCAAGACGTTCAATGCGGCGGCATGGTTCCTGTTGGATTGGATGCGCGATCCTTATTACACCTGTATTAAAGTGGTTTCGTTGACTGAGGCTCACGCACAGCGGAACGTATTTGCGGCGATTAAGACGTTTTATAGAACGGCGCTAGTGAAGCCAGAGTATGAAGGCGGAGAAGAGTTGGTGAAGTCGATTCAGGCAAATGACGATGACAAGAACGGGATTCATCTGGTGGCTGTGCCGAGAGGTGACAGCGGGACGGGAACGCTGAGGGGATTCCATCCAGCGCCAAGGGCAGGCAAACCGCATCCGAAATGGGGGCTTATGAGCCGAACCCACGTTGTATTGGACGAAGCGGAGGAAGTCCCTGCAGGCGTATGGGAGGGCTTGCAGAACATTCTGTCAGCGGCTGACACGGAAGGCGCAAAAGGACGCATTAAGATTTTCGGAGCGTCGAACCCGAAGGATCGGATGAGCGAGTTTGGCAAGCGATGCGAGCCAGCGGGAGGATGGCTTACTGCGGACTGTGAGGAGGACTTTGAGTGGGAAAGCAGGGACGGTTGGCACATATTGCGATTGGATGCGGCTAGGTGCGAGAACGTGACGGAGAAGCGGGTAGTGTTCCCCGGGTTCCAGACCTACGAGGGCTACATGGCCTACGAGGCGAGGGGCAAGACAGCGGAGTACTACACGATGGCTCGCGGATTCTTCCCGCAGGACGGCATAGCGATGGCGATCATAACGCCTGCTATGATGGACAATGCCATTGGGAACGTGCGGTTCATTGGGCCAGTAGTGCCGTTGGCGGCATTTGACTTGGCATTGGAGGGGAACGATCAGGTGCTGTGTTCGCATGGGCGCTTTGGACTGTGCGATGGCTGGACGCCGAGGGACGGGAGGTTCATTGACTTCAAGAAGCCGAAGATCGTCCTTCAGTTGGACGGGCAGATCAGCTTTCCGAAGAAGGCGACACTGGAGCAGGCGGCAGCGATTATAAAGTTCTGCAAGTTGATGCGGATCAGCCCAAACTGGCTGTGCGTGGACAGGACGGGTAACGGCGCTGGCATTCACGATTCTTTATGTAGCCTTTTTGGATCGGAAGTGATGGGGGTCAACTACAGTTGGGCGGCTACGGAAACCCGAATTCTTGGCGACGATAGCCAAAAGGCAAACGAGCTATACAGCGGAGTAGTGACCGAATTGATCTTTGGGTTGTCAAAGTACGTGGAGTTTGAATTCCTAAAAATAGCGCCGAGTTTTCAGAACGACGATGTGGTGAAGCAGTCGATATCTAGGCGCTATAAGCAACACGGGAAGGGATTGGTCAGGGTGGAAAGCAAGGCCGATTACGTTAAGCGGACAAGGCAGAGCAGCCCTGACGCCTTGGACTCCCTGTCTTTATTGGTGTATTTAATGCGGCAAAGGGGCGGGGCCGTACCGACAATGACCGAGCCAAAGCCTGAGACGATTGAGAAGAAAATAGAAACAATCGTTGACAATTTGGAGTTTGTAGATTTTAGCGAATAAGGTACAAACGGTTATGCGCGAATCCAGCAAAGCGATGCTCCGAAGGTTTGAAGATCCGAAGGAGTCTGAATTTTGGAAGACAGTATTCAGCGGAAGCGGAATTGATGTCGGATCAGGGGATGATTTGATTGCGGTGGATGGGGTGCGCGGTTTCGACATGGGAGATGGAGACGCGAACAATCTGCATCATTATTTTGAGTCCAATTGGTTTGATTATGTCCATGCAAGCCAGTGTTTGGAGCATATGCACGATCCGAAAGTTGCCGTGCAGAACTGGATACAGGTGCTGAAGCCCAACGGGTATTTAGTTGTGACCATTCCGAGTTGGGAACTGTATGAGGGCATGGTCTGGCCTAGCCGATACAATCCAGATCATAAAGCTACGTTTAGTATGTGGCAGAAAGGAAGTCCTGCTCCGCATCATGTAAAGTTGCCAGAATGGCTTGAGGAAAACTTTTCTGAGCATACGGTCTGCATTTGCAGGCTTGTGGATAAAAACTACGATTATAAGATTGGCACAACGCAGGATCAGACTTATAACTTTGCAAATCGTGTTGAAGCGTTTATTGAATTTGTTATTCAAAAAAAAGGCGGACGAATCTCTGGCCTGTTCAATAGATCATAAATCCCTGTTTAATTCTATGGCTAAACCAATATGGGGATTCACGCCACCGGGCGGATGGCATTACTACGAAAGTGATGTCAAGCTCGACGCCATTACACTGGATCAACTTTACGAGACAGTGACGAATTATAGGGCAGAAAACCATTTGCCCCTTGGAGATGTCGAGGGTGATGTAAACTCATTTCTCTGTAGCAATTATCCTACGCATTGTCATGGCGTCGATATGGTTGCGATTACAAGTGTCAACGCACCGTCACGACCTTCAGAGCTTCTTCAGGATATTACCATTTGGGCGCGAAATCTGGCAGGATCACGGAATCAGCATTTGCTTGTTTCGGATGACTTGGCTGAACAACGCGCTAAGATTTGCAAGGCTTGTCCGAACAATGCGGCATGGAGGTCAGGATGCACATCGTGTATTATTGCCGCCGATAGACTTACGGCTGGCCTAAGACAGGCTCGCGATACTAGAACAAGCAAAACTCTTGGAGGATGCAGGCAGTTAAGACATGACAATAGAACTGCAATCTTCTTTGATAAGAGTCACTTCACAGCGCCACCAGACTTGCATCCGCATTGTTGGCTGAACGAACATTAAATATGGCAACTAAAACATCTAAGCCTCTGCCGCCAGAGATTATCGACACGTACGCAAACGAAGCAGCACGTATCGGTGACGCTACAGACAAGCCAAAAATCCTTGGACTGCAGATCACTGAAGCTGGCCCGAATAGTTCTGGAGACATTGTCAATCCGAAGAACCTGAAGGTTCGCAGGGTTTTCCGCGACACTCAGCAAGCTCACGCTGCCTACAGGCGACTGAAGCAGCAAAATGCTGAGCGAAATCGCAAGAACCAATTGATTCAGAAGAAGCTCAACAATGAGCCGCCGTATCAGCAAAAGAAGCTGGAAAGCATGGGACAAAGCTGGAGAAGCAATCGTCCTACAGGATTTCTTTCTACGATGGTATCGCGCATTCAGCCGCCATTCCGTCAAGTTATTGAGCAAACGCCTACGCTTACTTATACAAAGTATCCGAAAGAAGGCGTTGATTCGGAGCAGAAGACCAAGATTTTCCGCGAAGAGATCACAAAATGTATTCGCGCATGGCGGGGCCATGACGATCTTATTGCTCAGGTTGTCCATGAGAATACAACTTTCGGCTTTACAGCGATGTGTTGGGATGACTTGCGCGATTGGAAGCCTGAGTTCTTGCGCCAAGATTTCACGTTTTTCAGCATAGAAACCCCGCAGGAAGCAGATGGTATTCCTATTTGGGCAAGGAAGCGCCGTTACCAAGTGTCGGAGTTGCTGCCGCTCTTGGAAGATCCTGAACTTTCAGCGCTGGCTGGCTGGCATATCGACAATCTTGTCGAGGCAATCAATAACGCAACGCCGATTGGAAGGTCGCTTGATTCGGATGATGACGCACGGCGCTATGAAGATTGGATTCGCGAGGGTTCGTACGGCGCTGCTTTTGAAAATGATGCGAAGTATGTAGAGCTAGGCGAGATTCTAATCAAAGAACCTACTGGAAAAATCTCCAGATACCTGATGAGCGACAGATCAGGGGATGAAATTTGTACGCAGTTGGATCGATACAATCGCATGAGCGATGTTATCGCATTGTTTGCCATCGAAATTGGCTCAGGCTCGCTGATGTCATCCCGTGGAGCAGGGCGAGATCTCTATAACACGCACATTGCCATCGATAAGGCTCGCAACTTGGTGGTGGACAACACGTATTTGCGCGGTCTTTTGCTGTTGAAGAAGGGGCCGAATGCGAAAGCAGGCGTTGCTCCGCTTACGGTCATGCATCCTATCGCCTATGTGGCCGAAGGATACGATGTTGTAGCGCAAAATTTGCCGTCTGATGTCGAAGATTTCATTAGACTTGACCAGTTTGTCTCAGGATTGGCCGAAATTCAGATCGGCGCTTTCCTCCCGGGCGAGGCAATGGGCCGAAGCTCCACACCAAAGACCGCAAGCGAGGTCAACCGCATCGCCGCAATCGAAGGACAGATCCGCGAAGGC